AGATGAAAGCTCCGAGAAGTCCTGATCCACTCTGGCTTGATGCTGGACCGTACCAGAAGTAATATCTGCTACCGGAAGATCCTTGACCGCACCATCTGATATATCATCCCCCATCACTACACCTGCAATACGTCGGTTTAAGAGAGAGGACAAGTCAATATTGGCTCCTCGGCTAACTAAAAGAGGTCTCCTGATACTCATAGCAACTGATTCCCTGTCCTGATTACGGATTGCGTTAGTTTCCTTCTGTAAACCGCTCAGGATGCCCGTGAAGGACTTTCCGTACATCTTGTGTGGTTCGGGTAGGGATTGTCCAACAACGATTGGATTACGTCCGTTAGCATAGGGGAGGGTGTTTGGCTCAACGTCTCTAATAAGAATCTTAGGTTCTCTGGAATCACCTGCCATAAGATAAGACACAGATTCAAGTAAACCGTCTCTATTATGATCAAGAAATGTCCAAATCTCATAAACAAATATGCCTGATGTATCCAATAACGGATCAACTTCGTCCGTAAAAGGAGATCCTTGATCCAATGCACGTTGTGCCTTAATCTCATCTGTATCAGTTTCGTTATCAATCATGCCCTCTACTTGATCAAGATTCTTATATTTCTTACGCTTTAACTCATCCAGAGACTTTTTCATGCGGTGAATAACAGTATGCTTCCAGTAATCCTTCCATGTAGCCCGTGAGTCAAAGAATACGTCTTCATAAGGAATCGTTTCTATGATTGGTTGATAATCTGTGATGACTTCCTGTTCTATAATGTCACCCGTTTCAGGATCAATCTGCTGTTCCTTCCCTGTCGTAATATCAGGAAAAACCTTCATAATCCCAACCTTGTTCTTCAAGGCATCCAGAACTGCTTCATAGGCTTCTTGATAGAAATCAATTGGATGTGAGTTTAAGCGGTAGTTAAGAAGAGACTTTACAATGGATCTAGTCTCAGAAGGCACAGACTTCCAAGCAACCACATCCACAATCTCTTCGGGGTCGGTGAAGTAGGCATCGAGAATATCAACGAGAATCCTCTGAACGTGGGAATAGGTTTTGGGAATAAATAGCCGTCCCTGACCAATCAGTACATCAGACTTCTTTTTCTCCTTGGTTGAGAAATTAGAGTCATACTGATCGTTCTCGTCCAACCATTCCTGTTTAATATTCTGGTCACGCCAGTTCACGGAGGCATGGAAGCGGTCCCTTGCGTGTTTCTCAAGAAATTCCCTGTCTAGTTTTGGAAGTTTGCTTGCCATAATAAAAAAAACCCGAACCAACAACGATGAGTTGTCAATTCGGGTTTAAGTGTCCCTATTGGGGTTAAACTTACGAACTATCTAAAATGTCTGAATAGTTCTGATTTTACATCTGCGATATTACCCTGAGTAAGATTTATGGTAATCCGGCCTACCTTATCCCTGTCTGCCATGCGTAGTCTTAGTAAGATGGCATAGAGAGCCTTCTTATCTTCTTCTTCAAGTCTAATCATAGATCTAACTATTTGTCAAGTCTACCATAATGCCTCATCATCACCCATTACCACCTGCGGGATATCTACTACTTCTGGATAAAAATTCACAGGAAATTGCTCCACGTAACGATAAGCAGCATGGAGATGATGTTTGCCTTCATTGATCTTATCCTTCTCTCCCCGCTCATCCTCGTTGCTGAACTGCTCCCGTTCAAGCGTTCTCATACTGTTTATGAAGGTCTTGTTGCAGGGCTTGTCCATAATGAAGAAGGTCGGCTTACCTGTAGTCTCGTTGATGCTCATCAACTTCTTGATCTGTGTTACACCATCCCTGATACTGCCCTTCCACTTCTCAGACGTTACCAGACCTCTGATCGGGTTCTTTCCGGTCCGTAATTCCTCAAACATATTGCGGTTGAAGGCCCTGATCATCACATTGGCTGATTTATCTGATACGGCACGGCCCAGACGCATGTTCTTGGATCTTTCTGCTATCTGAGCCTTAATATCGGTCGTATCACCTGGAAACATGCCACAATCGTAGATGTATCGGTTATTCTCACGGTCTACAGCCACCCATACACAAGCGGTCGGCGTGTTCTGGTGAGGATCAAGGCCTCTAAATATCAAGTAATGAGAAGCAGGACAGTTCTGTAAGTGAGGTTTTAGGCCACAATTACAAGTCACATCGAACGGTTCACACACATGGGCAGATCTGCTGAATTTCGGGTAGATAAGTCCGGCCAAAGACACAAACTCGCCCAATAGCCTCATCTTAATCTCGTCATATGATCCCATACCGCCAAGAATCTGACGCAATACGTCCATATTTGCAAATCTATTGGTAACAGAGGCCATTTTGAAGCATTCTATGAGATTACCGTAAGAATCCGCCTCTTTATTCAGGATTTCATCAGCAACCCACGACATTCCCTTGGTTGGTGTCATTGCAAACAGGATCTTTAGCCTGTCAGCCGTGGTAAACCGCATCAGGTTCTCTTTATAAATGGCGTATTTTGGCTGTTCATCATAAATCATGCCGTGGCGAGGCGGGCCCATGAAAGCTCTCTACATCCTGTTTGTTGGTCATGAACTCAATCGTACCCTTGAGCTTGCCCTTTTCATGGAGAAAGACCGTTCTTTGCTCGGTTGAGTATGATTCAGACCATTTCCCCTTCAAAAGATACTTTCTTGGAACCCATTTGCGGAAAGCCGGTAGCACGTTTGACAACATCGTACCCCAATCCACTCCTGTTACCCTGACATGCTGAGGAAACGTCTTGGGAATCATCTCCTTCGGGTAATAATCACGCATGGAGATCGGGACTTCACCTGTTGCCCAGATGTAGGCTTCTATGGCCCCGCAAACACTTTTGCCGCCCTGGTTCCCTCCTGCTGCAAGTTTTATGGACGCATTTGAAGCATGAATATTCTTCTGTGATTCTAAGTATTCAGGTATGTCTTCAGGTTTAAGAAATTCCTCAAGAACCTTTCTTCCTGCATCAGTAACTGCCCCATTACTAGGCTCATAGTAATAAAACGGGTCCTGATCCTTTAGCTCCTGCTCCTTCTTGTCCATCTGAGCGATAATCTCATCCAACTCAGCAAGAAGTTTCTCATTCTCTTTATCTGTATTGGTGTTCTCGTCGGTTTCCATTATCCGCTGAACAGCAGACTTAGGCTTTGTTCTCTTCTTAGGGATAGAAGGCTTTTTAGGAGATTCCTGTTTTTTGGGACGGGGATTGGCCTTATTCCTTGCCTTCATTCTAGCAGACTGAATTTCCTTTTGAAGACATCCACAACTCTTGGTATCGCCCCTCTTGATAAGAGGCAATCCAATAGTCTTTATGGTTCCACAATCACAAAGGCAGGTAGCAACCGTTAAATACTTGCCATTCTTACAAACAGAATATATCTCCTGGATTGTCAGACGGCCGAACTTCTGACCTATCAAATCAAGAGTTGCTTTAGGAAACCTTGAAGCAACTACATTTTTAGGTCTTCTCTTGCGTTTCTGCATTAATCAAGAAACACCATATAGGCTATAACTATATAGCTCATTTCTTCCCCGCCTTCTTCTGCTGTTTATTCCTCTTGGCAGCCTTCTTCACTGCATCACCAAGAAGACCCCCTACATGCTTCTTTACAGCCTTTGTGAGCTTATTCTTGGCACGTTCTGACTTCGTGTGTTGCGGCATGATCAAACTCCTTTAAAGCAAATCCACTCTTGTTAAGAGCATATCCATCAAATCTGTCATCTTCCGAATATCTTTCTGCATCTTATCAATAATTCCCGCAATCGGATAGGCGGGTTGTTCATATCCCATCGGCATTGGACCACCACAGCGGGTGCAGAGGGGGTCAGGAAGGTTCGAGAGGTTATTATTTATGGTCTTATATTGGCAATTAGGTAAGGTACAATTAACTTCGCTCATCCTGTCACACTCCATCCGCATTCAACGCATTTCTTACATTCAATCAGAAGACCGGGACCACCAATACTCATCGTAGTGACAGATCCCCTNATAAANTCAGGNANNCCNNTGCANGTGTTCTCAATCGCCTTGCCTTCCTGCATATCCCCGCCACATTTCCGGCATCTGTCAGACTTTATGTGAATCATGTCACTCTACATCCCTGCCTCACCCCGTTTAACCACCATGCGTTCTCGTCATTCTCAGTATTTACATAAGGCAACTCAGGCTCAACATAAGGAGCCGTCAGCAACGAAAGGATCTTCATGCCAGACTCCCTATCAACAGGATGCGAAACAGCAGAAGACAACTCCTCTAAATCCTTCGGCTTATTGAATACAATCATCCCGATCTGGAAATCTGTCAACTCTAATGGAAGTCTTAAAATAGAAAGGAAACGCTGGAAGTCCTCAGCCGAACAGCCACACACCCAATCAACTAGCCAGCCCAGACTCCAGGCATTCTCTTGATAGGACATATACCAACCCCTATCGACCAAGACGAATCTCGGTTTATATATAATAAAGAACTGAAGCTTTATCATATGCAGAAGGAGCTGTAACCCTGTGCGTGACCAGTATGGAGGCTGTAATCACCAGGTTAGGGAACTAACCATTTCTGCGGCTCCAGACCCCTCAAGGCCCGGCCTGCCTATCGCCCCATCAGCTAAGAGTACCAACCTCTCCCATGCCTTGTCTCTCCCTATAACCACTCCGCCTATAAATTAGACAGCCTAGAACTCAGGGACTAGATGAAACGGTGTCGCTATATGCAACTTCCAAAGTATATCCAATATTATTGCATATTGCAAGTACAAACCCTGGACATGGNCCTTTTATGGAACTGTCTCAGGAGGGGGGAAGTAACGGTACT